CCCTGGCAGCAATTCAGCGAGAAAGCGGGTTGGTTTGTATCAGGATTTCTGGCGGGGATTGGTTTGGCGGTATGTAGGTGGTTAATGTGGACATAACGACAAGTTGATGTTATAATTGCTGGTATGACCCATTCCGCGATTCTCCTTGACGAACTCATCTCATTTTTGGATGATCTCAAGGCCAGCAAGCCAGATGACCGTAGCGAACTCGACCGGCGTTATGCCATTCTCATTACCGATGTTATGCGAATTATCGCATGGCTAACAACCTATATTGTACCCCTGGACACAAGAGATACCAGCCAGCCGGCATTGACACAAGATCAAGTTTGGGAACAAAATTGATGTGTACCTTTAGCGATCATATCTTTAGCTGGACATCCACATTAACTCACTCCGAGCAGCCCAACGGTTGGTGTCAATGTGGATACCAATATTATGATGCCGGCCAGAGAATGATATATTACCCCGCGAATTACAGCCCCCACTCGCAGCCGGCTTTACCCCCCAATGCTATCCCCATTGCCAATTACAAAGTGGCTAAACTCATACCCGGCGCTACCCACATTTCGCCCGATGGCGCGCGTGTTTATGTCGAGCATCCTGATGAGGTAAGAGTGCATTATTGGGATGAAGAGAGTAGAAGTTATGGATCATCCTGGGGATGTGACGGCTTGCCGGGGGATGCGGTAAAAATAGAATGACACCTGGTAGCGAAACGGACAATTTTTGGAAGAATAGAATAATAGGATCGAGTGTAGCCGACCCGCAGATTGACCCCGGTTATTGCGCCGTTTCGATTCAGCGATGGGTTGATCTCACCGGCCACCAGCCATGCCGGGTGAGCTAACCAGCATAATTTAACGCATATCCCACAAGGGGACTTTGTGCCAAAATCAAGACAACGCAGTGACACCGAACGCCTTGCCGACCGGCGCACTATATCCGAGCTCTACTTGCAAGGCTGGAATCAGACCGACATTGCCGACAAACTGGGTATCGACCAGTCAACCGTTAGCCGTGACATTAAGACCCTTAAGGGTGAATGGCTCAAGCAGCGAAATGGCCTTGCCGAAGAGTTTGAGGCCAAGTACCGGTTGATCTACCGTGAAGCTTATTTGGCCTGGCTTCGCAGCAAAGAGGATGCCGTAACGGAAACACAAGAGGCTATTGAGGGTGACTCCGCTAGCGGCAAGCAGCGGCCTAAGGTATCCACTCGCAGAGAGGGGCAATCCGGCAACCCGGCTCTGCTCGTGCAGGCGCAGGCGGCGCTTAAGGCCATTCGAGAGATGTTTGGCGTGGATGTAAAGAATGATGCTGGTTCAAGTGAAGAAAAGCCATTTATTGTTAAAGTGATTAAGGGTATGGGTATAGATGACCTCTGAGTACCAAATCCTGGAAGTTCCAACTGATTCGGATATTGAAGGCTATCAACCTTTTGGCGCATGTGCCGATTTATGGTTATGCAAAGCTCATGAGGTAATTCTTTCTGGGCCGGCAGAGACAGGCAAAACGAGGTCTGCTCTTGAGAAATTAAATCTCTTGCTCTGGAAGTATCCAAAAGCACAGGCTGCAATGGTTCGCAAACAATATAGCGATATGCCTGGCTCATGTATACAAACCTGGGAAAAGAAAGTGTTGTGGAAGAGCTTGGGCGATAAAGGGCCTATTCTCTGCTATGGAGGTGAAAAGCCCCAATTTTATGATTATCCTAATGGATCACGACTTTGGATTGGCGGACTAGATAAACCTGGTAAGGTTTTATCTTCCGAACGTGATTTTATCTATGTTAATCAGACTGAGGAGTTGGACCTTACCGATTGGGAAACCCTTACTACTCGGGCCACTGGGCGGGCGGGTAATGCTCCGTATAGTCAAGTTTTTGGGGACTGTAATCCTGGCTCCCGAACTCATTGGATTCTAGAACGGGCCAATGAGGGGAAACTCACATTATATCATAGTCGTCATGAGGATAACCCAACACTGTTTGATGGGGTAGAATTGTCTATACAGGGTAAAATTACTCTGGCTGTTCTCGATAATCTGACTGGTATTCGTCATGCTCGTTTACGCCTGGGACAATGGGTAAGCGCAGAAGGTCAGATATATGATTATGATCCAGCAATCCATTTGATAGATTCCTTTTCCATTCCTGCGGATTGGTTGCGGATTCGGGTGATAGATTTTGGACTCGTTCATCCATTTATATGTGGTTGGTGGGCAGTCGATAATGATGGCCGGATGTATCTCTACCGTCAGATTTATATGACGGGTCGAACTGTTGCCACTCATGCCAGACAAATTAATGAATTGTCAATAGGTGAAAATATCTCGCAAACAGTTTGCGATCATGATGCCGAGGATAGGCAAACGTTGGAGGAAAACGGCATACCCAATATTGCAGCCAAAAAGGATGTCTTGCAAGGAATTGGTAAGGTTCAAGATCGGCTTAAGAAGCAAACTGATGGCAAATCACGACTTTCTATTCTCAGAGATTCCCTGGTCGAAGTTGACCAATCGCTTAAAATGGCTCATAAACCTTATGCCATAGAACAAGAATTTGATGGTTATATTTGGCGGAACAATGTCAAAAAAGAGGAGCCAGTTAAGGAGGATGATCATGGAATGGATGATACTCGCTATGCTGTAATGTATTTTGATGCTGATCCTCCACCGGCTCATGTTCAGGAGATGCCTGACAATCCCGATTATTACAAGGTGAAACGAAAATGGCGCTAATAGGAATAATTCTCATTATCGCAGGTGCTATCTCAGAATGGGTATATGATTTTGGCACTATCGAATGGGTAAAAAATGACAATAAATCCCCCTTATGGTATAAGTGAAATCGGTAAAGTTCCTGTTTGTCCAGTATGTTTCATGACAATGGCTATTACTCATAAAGACAATTGTCTCGTTATCGAGTGTGGCTGTGACGATTCCCTACCACCAGAATTAAAACGAGATGATGCGTTTTTTTCTGTCTGGCATTTGAGCGTTGGTGGAGTCAAGTGGAAGTTTCGATGGGGGAAAGAAACAGATTTGCTAGAAAGTTTTTATGAAGAGGATGACGTATGGCGATAAGAAATCATATCATAGTCAAGACTAGAATTATTGAACCTATCAAAATTCAAATTATTATCAGAAAAACAGAATTTGACGAGAATAATAATTGGCGGGCGCATAATGCCCTATCCAAAGGTGGCGAGTGGATAACTATATCAGAAGGCGAGCAGTATCCTGCTGAATGTCTATTCGAGGGCCAGGTCGCTTATGAACCCTCCTGGGTACTATCAAGTGAAAGCCGTCCATTCGCAGCGTTTGATGATATTGAAACGGTCGCAGATATTCTTGACCAGACCGAACGGCAGGGGGAAGAAGGTTTGAGGTATGCCGCTTTTTCAGATACCCTACTAAAGCAATTATCCAATAAATTACGAAACCTCATATGAGTAATGAGAAATCAATATGGTATTCAAAGATAGAATAATCGAATTCATTGGTCTCGTCTCTCAACGACAACTCGAAGCCGCTACCCAGGAGGCTGCCCACCAATCATATATTAATGGCTACAATGACGGCAACGATGAGCCACCATCCGGCACATTGGCCTCATATGGCTATCGCCAAAATTCAACAGGGGGACGGCGTGATAATAAGTTGTCCTGGGACGAATTGGTTAGCGCAGCCTGGGAAATATCACAAATCAACCCTCCGGCTGATCGGGGGCTGGAACTTAAACGGGATCATATCCTTGGTCGTGGAATCGAGATCAATACTAAAAATGCCATTTTAGATGAGATCATCACGAATTTCAGAAACACTAATAAATTTGATGTTCATTTGCGTGAATATGTTCTGCAACTTTTTTTATTTGGCATCCAGTGTCTCCCCGTCTCCATCAGATTGGCGGATGGACGAGTAAAACTCAATTATATTGATCCACAACAAATAGAGGATATTATAGCACATCCCTACAACCCTACTGAATTTTGGGCTGTTGTGGTCAAGCCGATGGAGGGACTACCTGTCTGGGTGGGTAGTAATATGCCCCGCCGAATTTACCGTATTGTCAAAGAGGATACAGGTTTTGTACAGGGAAATAGGGTTATTTCCCCCAACCATCCCGGCCGGCTCGCAACGGCTGAACAGGCCAAACTTGAACCCTGGGAGTCTGTAATGCTGGCTCACTATGGCCTTGCAGGATACACCGGCTCGACGTTTTATTTTCGCATTAACGCCGTGTCAAATCAGCCTTTTGGCGCATCCGATTTGCAGAGGATTATCTATTGGTTGGAGCGGTTAGATGAAGCATTACTGGCCGCCGCTGATCGTGAAAATTCAAGCGGTTATTGGTATAATGATGTTAAGATAACTGGGGCGACGCCGGAACAAATTCGGCAACGGAATACCGAACTCAAACGCCAACCGCCTCCACGTGGCGGTATTAATGTTCATAATGACAGAGAAGAAGATGAGATAAAACAACCTACGGCGAGTTCTGGGAATGTCGATGTACTTAATGCGTTATTTAACCATGCCTGGGGTGGCCTGGGATTCCCTCGCCATTGGTATGTGCAGGGCGATGGCACGAATAAAGCGACCGCACAGGAGCAGGATGAACCGGTTGAAAAAACACTCCAATCTGATCAGGACGCCATTAAGGAAATGATAATTACAATTATTACTTTTGTGCGAGATCAGGCTATTATTGCTGGTGTACCGGGGGTAGATGGAGAGCTTAAGATTGTCATGCCTGAGATTGCTAGCCGCAATCTGGAGAGGTTGGGCAATGCGCTCAAGGACCTGACAGATACACTCGACAAGGCTATTGTCAAAAAACTTATTTCCACTGAAACGGCTCGCGAGATGTGGGCCAAGTTGGTGGTTGAATTGGGTATCGAGGTTGATCCTGAAGAGGAGGGAAAACGAATCGAGACAGAAAAACCAGAACCAACATTCGATTTACTCACCGGCCAGCCACACCCCGATGCTGACATCGGTGCAGCGCCGACAATCGAGGCGGCTACACTTATCGCTGTCGAGAAAGTGCGGCGGGGAGATCCGATAGACGGCAGTGACAGTATTCAGGATGAAATCAATGAGGCGGTCAGATTGGCGCAGGCGGAGTTTAAGTCGAATGGCAAACAACAGTCAATTACTCCCGGTTAATGGCCTCAATTGATACTTACCGTGCTTCAATACGCTCCTCGATTCGGGGGTATTGGAGTGGACGGCTATCTCAATCGGCCTTCATCGATTCAATGATCTCAACTATAAATAGGGGATTATCAAACGCCTGGTTGGCGGGGGCGCGTGACTGCTCGCAGAACATAAACGACCTGACCATTGAGGAGCGTACCAAACTTGCCCTATTCATCAATGACCAATTGTCCTATGTGCAAAATCTGGCAGCAGATATAGCGGTGGGCAGTAAAGATGAAAAAGGGAAATTGGGGGGATTGATAGCGCGCGCGGATATGTGGGCGAACAAGTGGAACGAGGTTAAGCAGACAGCAGAAGCGATGTGCAAGAGTAATGAAAAGCGGGAATGGGTTTTAGGGCCGACTGAGCACTGTAAAACATGTAGTGGTTTATCCGGTAGGGTCTATAGATTTTCGACGTGGCTAGATAATATTGTACCACCAAGTCACAAAACGCAATGTCGTGGCTACCGTTGCTTGTGTAGACTTTTGCCGACAACCAGGCCGATTACCAAAGGTAAGTTTCCAGCTAGTTTGTTAGTGAGGTAAAAAATGACTTTAACACTAAACTTAGTCCTACTCATAGCAGCTTTTATCTGCTTTGTTCTATCAGCAGCGGGTGTACCAAGTCGGATCGGGTTGCAATCTCTGGGTCTGGCCATTTGGGTACTTGCCATTATCCTGGGTGGTGTAGGCTGAAATGCGTCGACCCAATTTACCAACCGTAACCGAGGATACAATTAAAGAAGTCAGCGCTGAAGCTACCGCCGACATTGATAAATTCTACCGGGATATAGCTATTCTCAACCCGTTTCTGTACCGGTTTGTTATGAATGTCTATAAATTGCCTGACACGAATAAAGAGACAATGTTGGGGATGTTTGCGATGACTATTCATGCATTGGATAGACAAATTGAAAAAGGTAAAAAGAAGCGACTGAGACATAATAATGACGACAATACTGCTGCCGGTTCCCATTCCTGGAATCACCCTGGAAGATGATAATCTTACCA